ATGGCAAGGACAGGATGCGGTTTGAGCTGGGCGATACCGCCACAGAGGGAGGCCCCGACACCACGGCCCTGACCGATGAGGAAATTGAGGCCGCCATCTCTGCTTACCCGAAATCGTGGAAAAGGGCCAAACTGATGCTGCTGGAAAGTCTGGCGCACCGTTTCAGCTATGAGGTGAACACCAAGACCGGCCCGCTGACGTTGTACCTCCAAGAGCGAGCGAAGCTCTGGAAAGAGATGTACAAAGACCTCAAAAAAGAGGTGTCTCTGGGTGCAGCGTCCGTTCCGCAGCCGCCTGACTGCTGCAAGAAGCCGCCGTACTTCTACACCGGCATGATGGAGAACGACCGCACCGGGAACGTCTGGAGGCACAGACACCATGATTAACGCACGGTTTATGTACCTGAGGCCCGGAAACCTCCCGAAATCCTTTGTCATAGAGCGCGGTAAGGGCGGCTTGAAAAACGGCCGCCCTACTGTGCAGTATGATGGGGACGGGACGGAGTTCCTGAAAGGATTCCTGACAACGGCTACGGAGGCCGACAGGGCGCATGGAACTGCTGACCATATTGTTACTCACATCATTGTGCAGAGCGGCGGCCAGCAGGCTGAGAGGACCGACAGGCTCATCCTTGGTGATAGGATTTTCTTCATCGTGGATATTGACCTGGCCTGTTCTCTTGGCATAGCCACCATTTACTATGCTGAGGAAAGGACGGACGTAAAATGACCGCCCCGAAGAAAGCTCCCGGCAGGCTGAAGATTGCCGTTGACGAAACGGTGCAGAAGCTCAATCAGGAAGTGGCCTCAAGGGGTGTCCGTGCCACGAATGCCCTCCGTAATGCTGAGCTGGAAGTGCTGAGAGGTCAGCGTTCTGGCCGTGTATATCGCAAGCCTCACAGCAAGGCTCGGTATACAGCATCTGCCCCCGGTGAACCTCCTGCCCGCCGGACTGGTATGCTGCGAATGAACTGGAACGGCACTGTCGAAAGTGCCTCTTCTGGTTCCGGCATCCGCGTTTCTGCCGTTCTGGAAAGTCAGGAGAAGTATTCCGTATATCTCAAAAATGGCACTCGCCACATGGCGGCCCGCCCGTTCCAGCAGGAAATTGTGGACAAGGCTGCCCCTGAGATAAAGCGGATTTACAGCGAGAAATATGAGTGATACGGAGGAAGCCAATGGAGCTTATCGTTAAGGAAACCCGCGCCCGGTTCGATACTGAGGCCGTAAAGATGGGCTACGCTCTCTATGCGAAACACGCCTCTTGGGATAAGGGCCGCACCGGTGTCGTTACTGCTGTAACTGATACCACCATCATTACTATGTTCCACCCCGGCATTGGGAATGTCATCAACCACTTTGCCATCCCTGTTTCCGAGGTGGAGCGCGGCGAGTGGGACGTTCGCTGGTCTGCTGACCTGTCCGAGGTGAACGAACTGAAAGCTGCGGAGGTCAAATAATGAATCTTGAAGAGCTGATTTACAAGCGGCTGTCTGAGGCCAAAAACCTCACCAAATACCTTACACGGTACGCTGGGCAGCCTGCTATCTTCACTCCTGAAGCACCGGGAGACCGGGAATCCGGATGGGGCCGCGCCACGCAGTACCCGCGGGCTGTGTTCAATTTTGATATGCAGGCCGATGGGGAGCGCAAGAGCGCTGGCACTCTTTCTGTGGCCCTGATTTGCCGGAACGATTCTGAGGCGGTGCCTGAGCTTATCGAACCGGCTGTCAAGAAGGCCCTGAAAGATGTCCTGCTCAAGGATGACAACGGCACTCTGTACGCCTTTGCGTGGGCGCGGACTGAGGGCTTCTCGATGACCGAAGAGAAGAACGAACTTCTCATTGGCTCTGAAATCCGCTTCGACATCATGGAGTACCCCCAGCAGGAAACGACTGACCCTGACCCCATCATGGCGATGGCTCGGTACATCAAAGACTTGTACCCGGACAGCATCGTGGTGGGAATTGATAAGATGGCAGATGAAACCGAGGCATCCAAAGAAGCCCCGGTATTTTACTGCCGCTTGACCGAAATCGAGAAGCTGGAGGAAACCAACACGGTTGTCTGGATGAACGGGAAGATTGCCATCTCCCTGCTGTGTCCTGACGGGGCCACCCGCCTGAAGATGGCCGCGGCTGTCCTCAACAGTCTCTCCCTCGATGGCGAAGTCACCATGCTGGATGACTCGCCCATGTTCATG